GGCCTTATCGCTCACGCGCTGGGCCAGGCCAACGTCGAAGGGCACGAGCTCGTGCCAGATCTCGGAGGTGTCCTTGTTGACGACGGTGAAGAGCGCCGGCGCCTGGCCAAGGTCCATGTAGGCCTGGTAGAGGGCGACCTGCGCGGCGTAGACCGGGCGCGCCACGGCGACGCCGCGGCGGACGATCTCCCGCCAGCCCTTGGCGTTCGCGGTCTTGCACTCCCAGAGCGCCGGGTAAGCAAAGCCCGCGGGGCCGCCGCAGATCACGCCGTCGATGTGGCCGCGCATGCGGCCGTCTGCGACCGAGAAGCCGAACTGCTCGCCCGAGCGGTCGCGGGTCCGGAGATCGAAACCGGCGCGCCCAAGCCAGCGCACCGCGAGGTCTTCGAAAGCGTGGCCGGCCGCGAAGATGCGCAGCGTCCGGCCGTCGAGATCGGCGCCCTCGTCGCGCGGGGTGCGCGTGTACTCGTACTGCAGGCGCCTGAGGCAGGGATCGCCGAGCCGCGAGGCACCGAGATAGTCACGTGGCTCGCGGGCGCGGTCCTCGGCCTCGAGCGCGGCGTCGATGAGGGCGTTCACGCGATCGGCCGTGCCCACCGCCTTTGGCCGGCGATTGAAGTCGAGATCGATCTCCATCACCGGGCTGCTCCCGGCGGCTCGAGGGGGATGTCGGTATCGTCCGTGCAGCCCATGGAGCGCTGCCAGGCCTTGAGCACCGCCTCGGCAATCTCCATGAGCTCGGCGAAGGTGAGCGAGTGGATCGGACGGGTGATGTCCTTGCGCTCCAGCACCCGCCCCACCGCCTCGCCGGCCATCTCGGCGAGCTCGTCAGCCACGGGCGGCCTCACGCGCTTCGGGCGGGCGCGCTGCCCGCCACTCCATGCGCCGGCGGCGCGCCGGCATCTGCCGGTGCACGGTGCCGCCATCCTCGATCAGCCAGAGCGCGTGCTCGCGGACGACATCGGCCTCGAGGAGCGCCAGGTCGCACACCGTGCGGAAGTCGCGGCCGGCGCGCTGGAACCAGCTGCGCGCTTCGTCGCGCGCGCGCTGGCGCTCTGTCGCGCTCGACGTCGAGGGCCCAGCGCCGATGGCGTCGAGGAGCGCCACGTGGATGACCGCCCGCCACATGGCGACCTCGCCGCGGACGTATGCCTTCCCGCTCATGCCGCGCTCCTGGCCTCACCGCCAAACACAGAGCGGCGGATGGCGGCCCGGTTCCACTGGAAGGTGAGCAGACAGGACGCCCGGTAGCGCGTCAGGCCGAAGTCGTGCGCCGCCGCCTCGCCGAGGTGAGCGAGCTGCTTCGCGGTCGCCGGCTCGCGCAGCCACCGCTTCGCCTTCGAGGCGGCGTCTGTAGTCTCGTTGGCGTTGAGCCAGTCGTCGGCGGCAGCGATCGCGACCGCGCGATCGCCCACGGCCAGGCGCCGGAACGGCAGCTCGCGCCCGCCGCCGATCGCGTGCCAGTGGCCCTCCCACAGGAAAGCACCGGCCCAGGCGTCGAAGCCAGTCGCGAGCAGCGCGCCGTCGTCGCCAAAGAGATCGACCCAGCGGAAGGGCGAGCGCTCGAAGAGCTCGACCTCGGCCATGCCGAAGCCGTCGAGCGCACCCTTCGCCTCGCGCTCGAAGAGGTGGCCGCAGAACGGGCATTCGCGAACCGAGAGGTGGAGCTCGGCGCTGCACTCGGGGCAGGTCTTGCTCGGGGCCTCGCCCTTCTCATCGCGGAGCTGGTCGTCGAGCTCGACGTCCTGCTCAAGCGAGCCGTGGGTGAGCACCGAGGTGCCAAAGTCGAGGACAAGGCAGTCCATCTTGACGACACCCGGATAGAGCTCCGGGTCGACCGGCCTCAGGCCTCGGCCGATCATCTGGATCATCGTGCTCTTGTGCGAGCACGGCCGCAGCAGCACGACGCAGGAGACCGGCTGGCAATCGAAGCCCTCGGTCGCCACGGCGACATTGACCAGCACCTGGGTCTCGCCGGAGTCGAGACGGGCGAGGATCGCGGCGCGCTCCCCGGCCTGCGTCTCTCCCGTCACTGTCTCGGCGGCGACGCCTTGGGCGCGGAATGCCTCGGCGACGTGCTCGGCGTGAACGACGGTCGAGCAGAACACGATAGTGCGCCGCTCGCCCGCTTTGTCCTTCCAGTGCCGGACGACCTGCTCGGTCACGGGCGCCCGGTCCATCACTTGGGCGACCTCGCCCATGTCGAAGTCGTCGACGGTGCGGCGCACACGCGAGAGCCCCTCGTGGACGCCAACATCGACGACGAAGGTGCGAGGGCTGACCAGGTGGCCTGAGGCGATCAGCTCGCCGAGCCGGATCTGGTCGGCGCAGTTGTCGAAGACCTCGCGCAGACCCTTGCCGTCGCCCCGGCTCGGCGTCGCCGTAACCCCGAGCAGCTTGAGGTCAGGGTTCCGCTCGCGCGCCCGGTCGATGACGCGCCGGTAGCTCGCGGCGACCGCGTGGTGGGCCTCGTCCACCACCAGCACGTTAAGCGCGGGCATTCCGGCGAGGTTCGCGGGCCTGGACAGCGTCTGGACCATGGCGAAGACCGCGGCCCCGCCCCAATCCTTCTCGCCGGCGTCAACGACGGACGTCGCAAGCTTCGGGTTGACCCGGGCGAACTTGTCGCGGTTCTGCGCCGTGAGCTCGTCGCGGTGCGCGAGGACGAGCGCCTTGGCGTCGGTGCCCGTAACCAGCCGCCCCGCCACGGCCGAGAGCATGAGCGTCTTACCGCTCCCGGTCGGGGCGACGCCAAGGGTGTTGCCGCGCACGCCGAGCGCGGCAAGACACCGCTCGACGAACACCTCCTGTCTCGGTCTCAGGATCATGATCCCCGCCCCGGCTCAGCGGTTGGCCCAGGCCGGGACGGGCCCGCGGGCGGCCGGCTGCTGCGTGCCGCCCTGTGGCTGCGCGAGCGCCTGCGGCTGCGGACCGGGCTGGGGCTGCGGACCCGGTTGCGCCGCCGCCGGCTGCAGTGCGCCGTAGCCCGGCGCCAGCGGCGACCCGGACCAGGGAGCGCTCGCCGCGGCGTGGCCGGGCGGCTGGGAAACCGGCGGGTGGCCCATCAGCGCGGCGTAATCGCGGTGATCTGGTCCGACGGCGGCCAGGACCTTGTTCTTGGCGGGGTACTGGCCGTCCCGGTCCTTCTCGACCCCGACGCGGGCGACGAACTCGATGCCGTCGAGGTCGCCGAGCGAATTGATGCGCCGGGCGGCGACTGCCTGCGCGCTCTCGTCCTTGGGGTGGATGCCGCGCGCCGACTCCAGCATCGCCCGGATCAGGCTGCGGCCCATGTCGGCCCACTTGTCCCGGCCATGCTCGTCGACCTTGGTCCCCTTGATGCCGATCAGCGTCCACACCTTGCGCCGGGCGTAGGGCCCCTCGGCGACAGTGAATTCGCAGTCGAGATAGGCGGCGCCGGTCGACGGGTTCTCGGTCACCCAGCCGCCGGGGCCGCGTCCGCCCGGGCGAATGCGCAAGACGACCCTGGCAAGGGATCCATGCGGGATCGGCTCGCCGGTGAAGCTCTGCTCGGGGGCGTTGTTGAAGTCGTTGAAGCTGTCGTAGGACATCGTTGCTCCTCGCGTTACTGAAGGGTTTCGGGAGGGGTAGCGTCGGCGGAGTGCCTGTCCCGGACCTGATCCGGGACCGGGCGGCCAAACTCGAGCCTCTCCGACGCCGGTCTTGCAGGCCCGCGGATCTTGCGCATCAGGCGGGCCAGGTGCGGCTCCTCGATCATGTCGAGGCGGCCGGATCGGTCCTTGGCGGGGTAACCCCAGGGGTTCGGGCCGCACACGAAGGCTCGGTACGCACGGCCGTCCTCCGCACGCAGCTCGGCCATGGTGATGACCTCGTCGACGATGTAGGGGAGCTCGTTCGCCGCTTTGGAGCCGTCGATGAGCGGCATCCAGTAGCGGCGGTTGAAGTCGTCGGTGCGCTCTTCGAGCCCGCCCACGAGCCAGACATTGCGGTCGGGCAGGTGCTGCCACTGGTTGGCCCAGAGGCTGATCTCCTGGGCGAGCAGCCCGTATGCGCCGCGGAGGTCCGACTTGCCGGTGCGTTCGGACACCGCCTGCGGCTGGCCCTTGCACCAGTTGAGGCAGAGGCGCCCGGCGACTGAGGTCGAATCGATGAAGACCGTGTCGTACTTTGCGAGCGCCGTGGCGGCGCCCAGCTTCTCGACGGCGTAGCGATAGTGCGCTTCGCTGTAGGACTGCTCGCTCCGATAGGCCGGATTGGGCCCGCCGATGAAGCAGGCGAGGTCGCGCGCCTCCTCCCAGGAGCGGACCGAGATCACATCTACGGGCGCGTCCTGGATAGAGAGCAACCCCGCCTCGAGGTCGATCACCAGCGGCGTGAACTCGCCGACCAGCGTGTGGACCAGCGAGGTTTTGCCGATGCCGTAGCGGCCCCAGATCTGGCCCTTGATCCCGGAGCGCTGCTTGAGCCGCTCGTCGGCGGTGACGATGGGAAGGGCCATCACGCCACCTCCCGCCGCGCATCCGCGGCGACGAACCGGAAACGCGGCTTCCCGGTTTTGACCGTGCGCGCGTCGCGGAAGAAGGCCTTGAGCGCCTCGGGCCAGGCGACGTACCTGCGCTCGTCGACGGCGTAGGCGATGCGGACATACTGGTCGCGCTCACCCTCGGGGATCCGCTCGATCGCTGCGGCGAGCTTCTCCTGGTCCCACTCGACGCGCTTGGGGACCTCGACGACGACCTCGAAGCCGCCGTCCTCGATGCGCGCGGTGCCTGCGTCCTTGCCCTCGGCAACCAGGCGGGCCTTAGCTCGGTCGAGGTAGCGGAACGCGAGCCCGGCCTCGAGGATGTCCTTGCGGCGCCTGAGCGTCTCGGCCGCCTCGTCGACCTGAGTGATCAGCGTCTGCAGCTCGCCAGGGCTAAGCGCCGCCACAGCGAGCAGCGTGGCTTCGTCGAGCCAGGCAATGGTCAGGTTGTGCATGGATGATGCTCCTCGGTGGCTGTGGAGAAGTGAGACCCGTCTCCGCGGGGAATAGCGAAGCTGTTCAACTCTTTGCATGAACTGTTGAACCTCCGGCCCGAAGAAAGGGGAGCGGCGGCTCCCCGATCTCATCGTCGTTGTCCCTAGGGGGTTACACTATTTGCGCAAACTGTGGAAAACCTCCGCAAAAAAAAGAGAGGGCCTATCCCGGCAACCCCCGGATCAGCCCGTACTTCTTGAGTCGCACCTGGATGAAGGAGGGCGAAAGTCCGAACTCCTCGGCGAGCTCGTAGATCGCGGGCTCGAACTTAAGCGCATTGGCGCCCGTGAAGTCTGCCTTCACTGGCCCGAGCGCAAGGCCCGGCAGGCCCTGTTGCGGCTCGCTGTCCTCGACGAGCGGGACCCAGAGGCGCTTGCACAGGCGGAAGAGCGCGCGGCGCAGCACTTCCTCGGGCGCGAGGAACGCGCCCATGAACTCGTTGGCGCGGAACTCCTGCCAGTCCATCGGGCCATCGGGGGTACGGCTGTTCCGCAGGTGCTCTTCGCCCGACGTCACGATGCGGAACACGCGGGTCCCGCGGCTTGGTTCTCCGTCGAGATCGAGCCGGCCCTGTCGGTTGGCGACGATCCATGCCGGTGCGTCGAAGATCCCATGGCCGAGCTCGTGCAGGCCGGTGCTGCGCTCCAGGTAGTCGCGCCCGCCGATCTCCTGCATGTTGACGTAGACCAGCGCGTGTTCGGGCATCCCGAGATCGTACTCGCACGATCCCAGCGCCGGCGCTCCGTTGTCGTCGGTCAACGGCGCGTCCAGGCCCCACTCCACATCGACCCGCACCCCGTTCACCTCGAGCCGCCGGACGCGCTCCATGACCTCCTGGTGGTCGACCTTGGGCCGGCCGTTGCCATAGCGGAGCTGCTGGCGCAGCGAGCGCGCGACCTCGGCGACGTGGCGGGCACCGACATAGTGCGGCTTGGCCGTGGTGGGGAAATGGCTGTAGGAGACTCGGAACGTCTGTGTCATCGATCCCGCTCTACCGATTCCGGCTCTTCCTGTACGCAGCGATTACCTCGTGGGCATGATTGCGGAGGTCGGGCGGCAGCCGCCGCGCCTCTGCGTAGGCCTCGTCGGGATCGAGGCGTAGCGCCTTGCAGAACTTCTGGATCAGCTCGTCCTTCGGCGCGTTCTCCCGGTCCCGCTCGATGCGCGAGATGTAGGCGACCGAGATCCCGAGCCGCTGGGCGAGCTCGACCAAGGTCAGCTTCCGCTCCTCCCGCTTCTGCCTCAGGTAGCTTCCGAATCCCATAGGCTCTTCCGTCCAACGGCGCGACACAATTCTTCAGTTTGCGCGTTTGCATAAACTGTAGAACGACCATATCGTGGCCCTAATCGGCGAGTCAACACTCTTCGAACCCCGGGTTCGGAAAAGGTCGCGGGAAGGGATGTCCCCCCAAAGATGTTCTCTGAACGTTCTCACAACCGGCAGCGGGAGTCGAGTCCCAATGCGCTCGACCCCGCGCGCATGAGCGCTGCCGAGCGCCTCGACGAGGTAGCGGCAATCGTCGCCGCCGGGGTGCTGCGCCTGCATGGGCGGTGGCTTGAAAGAAAACCAACAGATTCCAACGCCTTGAGAGACGTTCCGCTGGACTTGGCGCCCGGAAAGAGCGTGTGTCGTCACGAACTGCCCCAGGCCAGAGAAGGTCGATGACGACACCCATCCTCAAGCAGATTGCCGAGCTTCATATCCTCGACCATGGCCAGCTCAAGGATCGCTGGCGCGAGTACTTCGGCGCAGAGCCACCCGGCTACCGACGGGGCTTCCTCATCAAGGCGCTCGCCTACCGGATCCAGGAGCTGACTTACGGCGGCCTGCCGCAGGAGGTGCGCGAGGAGCTCGATGCTCGCATCGCCGGCCAGGCGCCCAACGGCAAGCGGCGGAACGGCGTGTCGAACGACCGCCCAGTCGCCGGCACCCGCCTTATCCGCGAGTGGCAGGGCGTCGAACACCACGTCACCGTGGTGACCGACGGGTTCGAGTATCAGGGCCGCAAGTACAAGTCGCTGTCGGCGATCGCCCGGGCCATCGCCGGCACGCGCTGGAACGGGCCCTTGTTCTTTGGCCTGCGGAGGTACGGCAGCGTCCGATGACGAAGGCCCCGACCCGCAAGGCGCGCTGCGCCATCTACACCCGCAAGTCGAGCGAGGAAGGCCTCGAGCAGGAGTTCAATAGCCTCCACGCACAGCGCGAAGCCTGCGAGGCCTATATCGCCAGCCAGCGCCACGAGGGCTGGGTGCCGGTTCCGCACCACTATGATGACGGGGGGATCTCCGGCGGCACGCTGGACCGTCCGGGGCTGCAGCGGCTCCTCGCCGATATCGAGGCCCGCCGGATCGATGTGATCGTGGTCTACAAGGTCGACCGGCTCACCCGCTCGCTCATGGACTTCGCCAAGCTGGTCGACGCCTTCGAGCGAAACGGCGTCTCATTCGTCTCCATCACCCAGCAGTTCAACACCACGACCTCCATGGGGCGGTTGACGCTGAACATCCTGCTCTCCTTCGCGCAGTTCGAGCGTGAGGTGATCGGCGAGCGCATCCGCGACAAGGTCGCGGCTTCCCGTAGGAAGGGCATGTGGATGGGCGGCAACCCGCCCCTCGGCTACGACATCCAGAACCGCAAGCTCGTCGTCAACGAGACCGAAGCCGCCCTGGTGCGCCACATCTTCGAGCGCTTCACGAAGATTGGCTCGGCGACGAAGCTCGTGAAAGAGCTCGGCGCCGAGGGCCATCGGACGAAGTCCTGGGTCACAGCGGCTGGCCGAGAGCGCCAAGGGCGCCCCCTCGACAAGGGGTACCTCTACCGGCTCCTCAACAACCGAGTCTATCTCGGCGAGGCGGTGCACAAGGGCGTCTCCCACCCTGGCGAGCACCAGGCGGTCGTACAGCCCGACCTCTGGGGCAAGGTGCACGCCATCCTGTCAGAGAATTGGCGGACCCGCGCCAACCGCACGCGCGCCGCCACACCGGCGCCGCTCAAGGGGCTGATCCGCTGCGCCGAGCACGGCTGCGCCATGACGCCCAGCCACACGCGCAAGAACGGCAAGCAATACCGCTACTACGTCTGCATGCACGCGACCAAGAACGGTCGCGACACCTGCTCGGTGCGCACCGTGCCGGCCGGCGAGATCGAAGACGCAGTGATTTCTCAGGTTCGCGCCCTGTTGAGTACGCCCGAGATGGTCGCCCGTACGGCGCGGGCGGCGCGATTGTGGTCGCGCGATGAATCTTTGACCGCCAAGGAGGTGGTCGAGAGCCTGCAACGGCTCGACACAATCTGGGAGGAGCTCTTCCCGGCCGAGCAGGCGCGCATCCTGCGGCTGCTCGTCGAGCGACTCGACGTCGGGACGGAGGGCGTGGACCTGAGACTCCGGACCGAAGGGCTCCACAGCCTTGTCGCCGAGTTGCGTGAGGCCGAGCGACCGGAGGAAACGGCGGAGGCAGCGGCATGA